TCTTTAGGGAACTTAGGCATCTTCTTCTCTTCTTCCATCCGTCCTAATAATAGTTTAACTAATGGTACTTGGAACTCCTGAGATAACACGGAGTAAACCCCACCAAGGGCCATCTCCAATTCCTGTGCAGCATATCTGATCTCTTCTGCGGTCACACGTTCTGCGTTTCGCTGAACTGCACTGTTAAGAAGAAAAGCAAATGACAATCTTTCTTGGATTGTACGTGCTACATCTGATGCAACTCTGAAATCATTAAACTTATCTAGTTGAAGGGTAGACACATCATTGGCATCCCCTTGTACAATTGCTCCGTTTGGTGATTCAGCGAGAGTTCTAAGTTTTGTAGTTCCGTTTGGTCGTACAAGAAATAATACTTTTGATGCCGCTGCCGAACCCTCAACGAGAGCACGTGTGAGTGCTTCCAAACTTTTGATGTCTCCAATATACTCCTCTACATATCCTCTTCCATAATCCTCAGAGTCCAGTTTTGTGAACCTAAGTGGAATAAATGGATTCTTATCTTCATTATAAGATCCTCGTGAAGACTCTAATTCATAACCATCAACTTCTTGTCTTACTTCCCAACCTTTAGGTACTCGTTTAACACATGTATACAACTCATAGTTCTTAGTGTTCACAGTTGAATTGTAGTCAACTGCTACTCTATCCTTAATTTCGTCAGGTAACATGAGTGGACTAAGATTTTCCTTTGTAATAATTTCAAGGACATTACCCATCGCATCACGTTTAACCACATACCTATCAATCTTAAACACACGCATACCACCCTTCTTTGGGAGAAATACGAGAGCATTACCAGTAACAATAAGTTGCCTAAGTGCTTCATACACTGGAACTCTTATTGCTCTTGCTTCGATCTCTTGCATTGCAGCTCGTTCAATTTTACCTAATCCTTCCTCTACTGCACCACGTTGATTTGGACCAACAAGTTCTTGAAGGTCAAAGTCATCAATGGTTAATCTGAAGAATGGAGAGTTAGGTGGTAACAATGCCATCAATAATTTACTGGCAAGATTGTTTACCCCACGTGCTCCAACACTTTGGTAAGGTGTTGAGAATGTGCGTGAACTACTATGTCCTTCACGTGGAAGGATAAAGGGAATAGTTATCTCTGCTGATTCTCTACCTCTAGCTAGAAACGATTCCCTATCTGCTTGCAACATTGAGTAACGAGACTTAATGGTATTTTGATTGGTAGGAGTTGTCTGACTAGCTTCTACTTTTTGTACCATAAGTCACTATTAGGAAGGAATTGAAACTGAAGAACTGGAACCACTAGAATTAGTACCAAGATTATTAGATCTAGTGACTTTAAACCTACGTTTACCTACACGCTTTTTATTTAATTGTTGTGATTGGTTAACTAAGTTAGCAGGGGTTACCTTTTTCTTACGTTTCTTTCTGTCTTGTCCGAAACCATAAGTATCTGGAGTAGTACCATCTCCCTCATCATCATTTGAATTATTATTATTACCACTAAGTAAATCAACTACAGGGCCTAATATTGCATCAGCAGTAAGAGAAACATTGTTCATTAGGTTTCTAAAGTTCTTAGCTGGTGGACTATCCACAAAAAAATTCTTTGCTTTCTCATTAAATGCTTCTCCACTTCCTAACATCCCCCACTTTGGATCACTTCTCCATTTATCTAATGATTTTTGATCAGCACTTCTTGCTCTAGTATAATTAGATTGATTAGCACTCCCTGCTCTAGTAAGACTAGATTGATCAGCACTTCTTGCTGCATGCCAATGATGAGCTAAGTCAGGTGCTCCCGATCCCGACATCCCTCTTTTAACTGTAGCAATGTTTGCATCTTTTGCTCTGTTCCATGAACTTGTATTAGCACTCCCTGCTTTTTGTGCAGCATCACTATAATCTCTATCCCATATAGAATTTTTGGAACTAAGATTTGGGGTAGATTTACCAGTGTTTCTTTTAACAGCAGCTGAAAACCATGAGTACTCTTTTAAGCCACTCTCAGGATTAACAGTTCCAGAACCACCAAGTTTTTTAAGTAGGTACTTTTCAGTAGGATTAACATGGGCTAACTCTGTATCCCCTCGTCTACCTTGTTTAGCCAGTTTCTTTTTTGCCTGACTTAATGTATATTTATTTGCCATAATACTTTATTATTTAATCTGTAGACCTGGATTCCTAACTGCAAATACTCCGTAACCTTTTTTCTTCTTACTGTTCTTTGCTGAAGGAGTTGAGACTTCGTTCTCTACCATTTCCATTCTTGGTGCTTCTTGTTCTTCATCCCTTTCCATAGGGGCAGCTGCACTCATAAATCTGTCTGGTTGAGTTAAGTCAGGTAGTTTAGGTTTTAGACACATGGTTTCCTATTTGCTGTTCAAAAAGATCTACTATGTAGTTAACTACTGATTGTTGTCCTACTAAATAATTAAGTTCTGATTCAGAAACTACTTTAGTAGGTAACTGGTTAGGAAAGCTCTTTTTAAGATCTTCAACTAACTCAGGTGTTATTGTTTGACTAAGTGTAAATGCGGTCATTTCCAATTAAGTACAAGGTGTTATATTATTTCACATCCATTAGCACTACATGCTAACTCTTGAGATGCAATCGTATAGTCTTCAGATTCATAAGAAGAAAGTTTGCTCCAATCAAGAGTAGGTATTTTCTTTGCTAACTCTTTGTATTCTTTTTCAGTACAATCTTGATAAGGTGCTTGTTTATAAACGTGATCTGAATAAGGTAAGAAAGATATACCACTTATAGAGTCAAAGTTTTTATCTACCCATGCTCCTACTTCAACCCACTCATCTTCCTTTACAGATATAGTTACACTAGGTTTATGTTCACACCAGTTCTCTTGATATAACTTCCATAACTCTAACTGTTCTATTGCAGTTTTATCTGTCCTAGTAATAGAACCTTTAGGTGCTTTAACTGGAAACGAAAAGACCATAGTATCATTAGGCTTAGTTACATCTGGTTCATGAGGTACACCTTGGTCAACCATGAGTTTAGTTATAGGATCTTTTATATCAGATCGGACAGTTCTAATGTAATACTTAGAGTGTCTTGCGTGTATACCTGAAGCACTATCACATAGTTGTGAAACTGTACCAGAAGGTTTGATACAACTAATACTTGCTGATGGATTAATGTGTAACTTATCGGCCCATACTTTATTAGTATGTACTGCGGTTGCTTTAAGTTTTTGTAGTAAATCTTCCATAGTTTTAGGACCATTAAAAGATCCGTTCATTACTTTAGAATCCATGATTCCAGTTAAGCTAACCCCAAGTAACCTTTCTTCTTCACAGTTATCTTTCCAACTTTTAGTTATGTACTTAAAGTTAGTAAGTGTGCTCTGCCATGTACCAAGTATGGTTGCTAGTTTAACTTTACGTTCTAATTCTTTAGGTCCATCGGATTCTCTAACAACAACTTCGGAGAGGTTGCAGAACTCTCTTGGTCTAAGAATAATTTCGGAGCATGGATTTGTTCCAAAATCTTCTCTTGCTTCTCTTCTGTCTCCGAGTCGCTCAACTTGTTTCTTTGCATTGAACGAACTGTATATACCACGTTCTCCAGACTTCGACTCATAAAGGGAAGCCCATTCTCTAAGGAATGTACCTGTGTCTGGTTTGGAGTGATAGTTGGCACTGTTGTTTGCGAGTGCTCTATGTCCGTAGTCTTCCCACCATGCTCCTGACTTGGCTTGTCGCATCTGCTCATCACCAATATCACTAAGACTAATGAGAGCACTCCTACGGACACCCCCAACCACAACAACTTCTGCTGTTTTTGTAACAATGTCGTGGCATTCGATTGGTTTAAGTCTTCTTCCTTTTGCATTCTCAAATATTTTACAAGTATAAAGAAATAGTTTGTTAAGGGGATCAGGTCCACTTGCTCGTCCTCCAAATGTTTTTAGTACTGATCCTGCTTTACGAACTTTAGTTAAGTCCCATGTTGGAATTAGTCCTGCGTATAGTAAACTAATCAGTTCTCTAAATGCTTTAGCCCATCCTAGTTTAGAATCTCTTACTGTTATTCTTGTATCAGTAGGATGAAGTTCACTAGGTACAAGAGGTAGTTGCTCAATGTATTTACTTTCAACACTAAAACCTACACCAGTACCATTCATAAGTACGTACAACAACTCATCAAAAGACCTAACAGAATCAATTGGTAAGTATGAACAATTATATCCTGCAATGTTCTCCTTTTCTAATGCTGGTCCTGCGGTCATTAAACATCGCATACTAGGCATTACTTCTAATTCAAGTACTGCATTTTCTAATTCAATTAAATCATCTAAACGTAAATGATAATCACATTGTTCTTTTAAATGATTAGTAAAGAATCTAAAGTATCTCTTAACTGTCTCTTCCCATGTCTCTCTTCTCCCCTCTTCATAGTTCCACCTTGAATATCTTGATAGGTGAATGTACTCTTGATATTGTGTAGGAAGATTGTAGTTCATTTGTCTCCCTCTCTTTCTATTTCTTTATCGATTAACCAGTTAAGATATACTCGTGCTTTATACAAATCTCTTACTCCCCCTTTTTGTGGGTATCTACATATATACTTAATTATATTTCCTTCTAAGAAGTCCATCTCGTTTGCTTTAATAAAATCTATAGGTTCTATTTCAAATCCATTGGTGTAATGGTTGGGGTTATTAAACTCATCCTCGTTCATTCTTTGGACTCCAGTAAAGGGGTTGATCTTGAATGTATTCACCATAACGTAGGATACGTGCCATACGTGCATTCATAAGTGCATCTTCAGTAGTCTGTCCTGCATCATGATATGCAGATACAATCGTATCCCAGTACTGTGATTCATTACCACCAATCTCAAGCACAGATTCAAGTAGTCTCTCTGCTTTCTTTGGTCCTACTCCTTTACATCCAGAGTAGTTATCAGTTGAATCACCAGTAAGTGTTTGAGTAAAGAACTGGTAGTCTGCTAACTCTTGAGTTTGTTCAAAAACTACTTGCATCTTTGCATCCCAGTGAAGTCCTGGAATTGTAAGTAAATCTTTATCTTCACTTACAATTACTCTCTCTACTCCTTCTTCTTTATATGAAGCAAGAACTCCCATTACATCGTCAGCTTCTATCCATGGTTTCGTAACTGTGTTGAAGCTATCAATTAAGTACTGTTTAGTAGGAACAAAGCACATAGGCTTACGTGTTCCTTTTCGGTTTAATTTGTATAAAGGATTTAGTTCCTTACGAAAGTTATTCATGTGGGATAAGCACATAATAATCTTATCACCATTTATCTTTTCTCTCAGTTCTTCTACGTAATCAACGATGTATGATTTAACTCGTGCCATATCACAATGCATAGTCCATAAATCTTCTTCCCAATTCACTGCTTCCTCAGATGCACTAGTGCTTTTGTATAACAGAATGTCAGCATCAATTAAGATCTCAGTCTTCATAGTCACCTTCGATTACTTTAGTTATTAGATTAAGTTTATTAGTTAACTCTTTTATCTTATTGCTTTGTATCTCAATTACTTCATGTGCTACTTTAAGTTCCTCTTGTAATGTCAGGTCGTATTTCAAATGTTCTTGGGTCTGTGATGTCATAGCAATACTCAGGATAATGTGAGAAAGTTACGCAACTTGGACTTTTAATTTTATCAAATGGAACTACATATACATTAGGAAATGTACATGCACACAGGTAATCAAAGTCACCTTCTTTATATTGTTCTCTATCCTTTCTATTATTAGAATAATTAATACTCTTTAATAAGCTAACTGATAAAGCATTTAATGGTCTGGTTTTAACTTGGAGTTTTTTAAACACTCCATTTCTTTCTACTACTAAATCATAAACTCCAAAGGCTTGAACTGGTTGTAAGATTCTGTACTCCCACATACCAAATAGAAAACAAACTAAATGTTCTCCTGCTTGTCCTAAGAATAATTTACTTTTATGTGGATTAATGTGTATCTGCCCAACTTCTTCCAACTCTAAACTCTCCTGTGAGTGGGATTCTGAATCCGTAATGTTCTCCAGAAAGTCCAATTGCTTCCACTGCGAGTGACCCGATTCGTTCTGCATGTTCTTCCTTAACCATGAGTTGTACTTCATCATGTACAAATGCTACTTGTGTATAGTCATGGGCATAGGTATAACCCTTGTCACGTAGTAACTCGTGTAGGATAACTAACCATTTCTTACAGACAATAGCACCAGCACTTTGAAGCAAGGTGTTCAATGCAGCGTGAGTGGATCTAACTGGAACCTTTCTTCTGTCCAATCCTCTAACGTATCCATGTTTTTTAGCTTTACCTTGAACTGCTTCCCTAAGTTTTTTAAGTGCAGGAAGTTTATTAAGGAACTCTTCCTTTAACTTTCTTCCTACCCTTGGACCCTTACCAACTATCTGACCTACCTTCGCATCCCCTGCTCCATAGAGGAATCCATATATGAATGTTTTTGCTTGGTCCCTCGTTGAAAGACCAGCAGCTTTTTGATTGGCAGTATGGATATCACCATCCAACAAATTACGACCATAACTACCACCGTCAAACTTAGCCATGTAATGACTGAGACAACGTAGTTCCAACCCTGAGACATCAATCCCCACAAGAGAGTACCCTTCAACCACCTTAAATAACTCTCGACATTCTTTTCCGTACTCCGCATGAACGCTTGGAACCTGTGCCAAGTTGGGGTGTGAGTGACTGCATCTACTTGTGATGCTACCCATCGTGTTAACCCTACCATGTAATCTTCCCTTTCGTTCTAACTTCAACCACCCTTGGTTACCTTCACTTAGTTGACCAATCCGTTTTTGAATAAGTAAGAACTCACTCATTAACTTAGCTTCAGGATACTGAAGTTTACTAAGTACAGTCTCATCTACTTTAGGTTCACCTGAAGGTGTAAACTCAGTAGGTTTCCAACCGTGTAGTTCTTGTAATCTTTTACTGATGTGTTGACGAGAGTTAGGATTGAACTCAATGATACTTATTTTATGATACAATCCTTTCTTTCTCTCACCCTCGTCAACTACCCATGAACCAAATGCCTTAACTAAATTATATCTTAGTTCTTCTGCACGTTTCTTTAGTTTAGATAAGAGAACTACTGCTTTATCAGTATCAAATGGAAACCCTGCCCACTCTTGTTCATAGCAGATGTGAGCTATCTCTTGTTCTAATTCAAGTGCATCAATAGATGGTTTCTGATCCATAAGGTGATCGTATAACTTATGAGTAAGTTCAACATCATTGATGCAGTACTCAACCATCTGTTCGTTTACTTCATCCCATGCTCCATCTTGTTCACCATAGTCTCCTTTATGTAGGTCAAGTCTATGCCCCCATGCTTTAAGACTATGTGATCCGAATAACTTAGAGTCCATTGCACGTGCATCAAAGTCTCGTGCTCTTAGATCTGGAAGTACTAAGCGTGAAAGGATAAGAGTATCTATATAGTTGATGTTGCTTAACTCTAAACCATAAAGTTTGTTAAGTACTTTAAAGTCAAACCCAAGTACATTATGTCCTATAATGCAATGTTCTTCAGATCGTAACCAACGTGATAGGTCAAAGACTTCCATAGGTGTCTTTGCTATCTTGAGTTCACCAGTGTCTACATCTTTACACACAATCAAATGAACCTTTGATACTGTATCGAGTAGTCCGTCAGTCTCTATGTCAACTATATATTTTTTCATCAGAAGTCACCGTTTGTTTCTTCTTCTTCACTGAACTCTACTTCACTCATTCGTCCAGTAGATTTAGAGTAATGAAGGTGAGATGCTATACCTGTCTCCCCTGTCCATCTATTCTTTAGAATCCTAATGGATGTCTTGTCAGGTTCTTCACCTTGCTGATTACGTTCAGCACCAATAACAATGTCACTGAGTTGGGCAATAGCATGACTACCACGTAGTTGTGATAGACTAGTCTTTGCTCCTTCTTCATGTCCCTTATCCCCACTTGGTCTACGTAGGTGACTGACTAACATGAGTCCACACTGGACTTCTTCAACCAGTGATCTAAGTCTGGTCATTGCATAGTCAATCATCCTACGTTCATCACCACCTTCTATCCCTGAAATAACTATACTGATATGATCTAGGATAATGTACTCACAGTTAAGCCCACGTACCATGTACCGTATACGTGACAGAAGATTATCCATGTCAGTACTACCCCAGTGGTCATAGAAATACAGTCTTCCAGTACCTAATGTATGCTTGAATCCTTCTTCAAGTTCATCTTCAGTTGGTTTGTAATGCTGAAGGTGAATAGGTTTGTTGAGGTATAACCCCATGAAACCTAGAGCACTACGTTTGTTGTTCTCCTCTAATGCTATGTATCCTACTGTCTTCTCTTGAAGAAGAAGGTGGTAAGCAAGTTCCCTACAGAACTGAGACTTACCTACACCTGACCCTGCCGTGATAGTAACGATCTCACCTTTACGTATGCCTAGTGTCTTATCGTTGATACCTTGGTACGGATAGTCACATGCTTCACGTGTCTCTTCATTAGCAACCAAGTCCCATAGATCCCTACCATCTACTATCCCATCGGGCCGATACACTTTAGCACCCCAGATGTGGTCTGTGATCTCGTTGCCTCTACCACTCACTAACATTTCACTAGGATCTTTAAGAGGTAACTTAGCAATCTTTGCTTTTCCAGGTTGGAACAGGGAAACACATTCGTCCAAGGCTTTTCGTCCTGCTTCGTCTTGGTCAAACATAAGGATGATAGACTCAAACTGTTCAAGCCATTCAAGATCTTTGGCTAATGCTTTCTTAGCACCAGCTGCCCCATTAGGTATTGAAACCACAGGCCATTTGTTTCCCTGCATTTGTGATACGGATAGAGCATCCAATTCTCCTTCCGTTACCACTATCATCTTACCACCATCTCTCCATAGATGCTTACCGTACAACCCTGCTTCCTTAGTATCTCCTATGAATAGGAAATCCTTGTTAGGAAAACGAATCTTTTGTGCGATTGTATTGCCTTGGGTATCCTTATAGTTAGCGACATGAACTTTCTTGCCCATGTGGAAACCAGTTTGATAATCCCATTTGTCAACTGTCTCTTGGTTGATGCACCGTTTCTTCAATGCCAACCGTTCACCTGTTATCAAATCCATCTGCTTCACCTCGCTTCCTTGTGTGTCACTGTTCTCATAATAGTTACACCCAAAGCACCATGCATGTCCGTCTGTATAACGTGCTAAGTTATCACGTGATCCACATGAGGGACATGATTCATGTGCTACAAACTCACTCTCGTTCTCCTGTGTCATCCTCTTCTACCTTCGTTACATATTCTTCTTCAGAAAACTCATCGTCTTCATTCGATACAACTTCCCCACTATCTTTATGTGCAGAAAGTTTAGTAACGTAAGTAAATCCAGTTGCTCTCAAGAAATCACAAACATTCTGTAGAACATTCGGTAAGTAGTCTGACTTAAAAGATACGTTCAGATCTTTATCTTTGTATATATATTCTAATGAGTACTTTTCATCCTCATCTAAATCAAAATCAAATGGTCTTCTCATTTAAATTTATTTGTTTAAACCAATCATCCACATTGAAACATGGACAATTAGTATCTTCATGTAAATCATTATGCCCAACACATTTTGCATTGGGATATTTAGTCAACAACATTTTAACAATGGACTCTAATGAATCCATCTGTTGCATTGAATAGTTATGTTCTGGTTGTCCATCTAAACCAAGACCACCAATGAGACACACACCAACTGAGTCATCATTATGATAACGAGTGTGAGCACCATAGTGGTCTAAGTCTCTACCTGTTTGAATTGTTCCGTTCCGTAGTATCACAAAGTGGTATCCAATACCTAACCATCCATTCTGTTTATGGATTTTATCTAGTGACTTTACGTTTACTTTACGCTTGTTAACTTTGGTGAGTGAACTGTGAATAATAATGTAGTTAGTTTCTTGTCTTCTTTGTTTCACGTATCCACTTAATAGGTACATCGGTTTCTGCATACAGAAAGTTATATTTCTCACACCATGATTGGCATGTCATCTTACTTCCTTGAACACGAGAACTTAACTTTTGAAAGACAAACCTAACATCCCACTCTGGATGTTGTTGCTTTATTAGTTTATGTTTTCGTTGATCAGCAGATCGAAAGTAACCCTTGACTTCAATTAAGATTCCATTCTCTAATTCAAAGTCAGGTAAGTATTTACGCTCGACTGTGTATGGTATGTTAACTGACTCATAACTGTAGTTAACACACCGTACATCCATTGACTTAGCTACACGTTCTTCAAAACCAGATCTAAATTTAGAAGTCTTCGTCTTGGACTTCAACCTCTTCTGTCTTAAAGTTCGCTTCATCTACTGGTGTTACTGATTCAGAAGTGAACCCATCTTCTTCACCAAACCCAGTGTTCTGATACTCAACTAGGTTAAGGACTTGTACACCTACTAAACTAAGTGTCACTCCATACCCAACTGGAGCAGTGTAAGGTCGTACCTTATATGATACTTTAACTTCAGACCCATCACCTATGTTGACACTGGATGGTATGGGCTTGAGCTTTGAGTCAACCACCATAACCTTAGTGTCAAAGGAACCACCATCCTTAGTTCTTACAGTAGACTTCTGCTTGATCTTAAAGATCACAGTGTCACCTTCTACATCGTAAGGTACTGGTGCTTTCTTCTTACCATCGAACTTAATCTTAGCCTTCTCAATCTCATCATCTATCATTGA